ATCTATTAGAAACAATGACAAATTCAGAATGGCAAGGCACAAGAAATGAACCAGAACAAAGAATAGCCCTTCGCAAATTAAATAAAAGACCTTCAATTAAACCATACAAATTTTTATTCTATAATAACCATCCTAAATTTAATCGTGTATATTTGGTAGGACAAATAATCAGAAGAAATCTTCATCAATATGGACTAATGTCATTAAATCTAGGGCATGATTTAGGAGCTGGCGATCCAAATATTGATGTTAAAGATAACCAAGAAGCAATAGATAATATTTGGTATGGTGCTGTTGAGAGATATCTGCCAGGTGGTGACCAGCATGGACTAGGACAAATGCATGAATACTTTCCTGAATCAGGAAATGATATTTTTCAAGCATTGGCTAATAACAAAGAACTTGCTCAAAGTTTAAAACCCTTAGGAAGACTTAGAAGTTCAGAAGAAAATGAGAATGATGTTAGAGATTCTTTTATGAATGTATTAGGAGATATGTATGATCACTGTAGTAAATGTTATTTTGCTATCATTACAGAGACAAAGTTTTTCCATGATAGGACCAATAAAACACGCCCTCACTTATTTGAGCATGTAAAAAATGTAGGGTATGAATGTCCAATTACTCCTGATAATAATTTCTTAGATGGAATAACATATACTGAAAAAACATCAAAGTTTATTTTAGCAAAGATGCCTTTTATATTAATGGCCTTTCCTAGATCATTAGAAGTGTTACGTCAACAAGGATATAAAACATTCTCTCCTTACATCAACGAAGCATATGATCTTATTAAAAATGATGAAGACCGAGCAATTGCAATTGCTAATGAGATTGAAAGGCTGTGTCATTTATCTGATGAGGATTGGTTAGAGATGCAAGAGGCTCTTATTCCGATACTTGAACACAACTTTAATCTAGTCACATCTGACGGTATAGATCAATCACTTCGGTTTCCTATAAGTTAATTTACCCTTTTTACCCATAAAGGCTTGCAATATGCGTAGTTATTGCGTATAATAGTATCTTATTAAATGATAAATAAGAGACTTAAATGAAATACGCCCTCATAGACACAATGAACGCTTTCTTTCGTGCCAAGCATGTTGCATCACGTAATGCAGATACTTGGGAGAAGATAGGCATGGCATTGCATTTGACTCTAGGGTCAGTTAATCAAGCAGTTCGTAACTATGGCGTTGATCATGTAGTGTTTTGTTTAGAAGGTCGTTCATGGCGTAAAGAGTTTTACACTCCATACAAAGCAAATCGTAAAGTACAAGAACAAGATTTGACTGAAGCAGAAATTGAAGAAAGTGAAATGTTCTGGGAGACTTATCAAGCATTGATTACATACTTGACTGAGAAGACTAACGTAACAGTCTTACGTGATCCGAATGCTGAGGCTGATGACTGCATAGCACGTTTCGCCGCACTACACCCTGACGATGAGCATATCATCATCTCAACTGACACTGACTATCTACAATTGTTATCAGAGTCTGTTCACATGTACAACGGTGTCAACAAGCAGTTGATTACGATTGATGGTTACTTTGATGACAGAGGACGTCCAGTCATTGATAAGAAGACTATGGAACACAAAATATTAGAAGACCCTCAGTATCTATTGTTTGAGAAGTGTATGCGTGGTGACACTAGTGATAATGTGTTTAGTGCATATCCTGGTGTACGTAAGAAGGGCAGTAAGAATAAGACAGGACTGCTAGAAGCATTTGCTGACAAAAACAAAGGTGGGTTCAACTGGAATAACATTATGTTACAACGTTGGACAGATCATAACGAAGTCGAACACAGAGTACGTGATGATTATGAACGTAATCGTACATTGATCGATCTTACAGCACAACCAATTGAGTTTAGAAATCAAACTGATGAGTGTGTGAAAGAAGGTGTATCGTCTAAAGAATCTGTCCCGCAAGTTGGAGTACATTTTATGAGATTCTGCGGTAAGTATGAATTGAATAGAATTAGTGATCAGGCAGATGTGTATTCTAAATGGTTGAACACGCCATACAGTGGCAAATTAAAGGTAGGATAATGGTAATAAAGTTAATTAAAAAATGGGGCAAGAGTTTTTATAAACATTGGATTGCTCCTTGGGGTAATTAAATAATGGTAAGAAATAATATATATGTTTACGAACTTAATGGAGAAAAAATGATATTAGATATAGAATTAACTGCAAAGCCCATCACTGATGGTGAGTTTTGGATTTTAACTGACGGTGAACGAAAAGTAGGTAACGTATGTGCAAATAATGTAGGAACGTTTAACGTTAATCTACAAAATAATGTGTTTGAATTTGAGTCTATTAAAAAGATTCAAAAGAAAACTAACATTAAGTTTGTTGCACCAAAAGAATCTATTGCTAAAGTAGAGACACCTTATCCAGAGTTTCCACACACTGCAAGAACATATAACTCTGTTTATGATGTTAAACGTGGATTGCATGTCTTTACTAAGACTAAAAAATCTAAATGTTTTCATGCCGCAGGTTACTTTGTAGTCGAACATAACGGCATAGAACAAGTCATTTTTTGCCCAAAATACATCTTTATTCAACGATATCCATATAAAGGACCATTTAAAACCAAAGAAGAAGCAAAAAATCTGATAAATATATAAGCATATTATGTTACATATAAAAGATTTTGTAAACAAAGTATCAATGGGAGAAAGTAAGGCCAGCACAAATGTTGTTCTTACTATTGATAATGCCAGAGGTCTTAGAGACGAACTGGTTATGTTGTTAGCAGATTTGCATGAACTGAAAAAGGAAAAAGATAATGAAGAAACAATTGATGTACAGGTTAAAGGCGGAAACTTCAGGTGAGTAGAAGTCAACCACAGGTGATCCTAGAGTATGTAGATAAAGAGACATACAAGTGTGATCAAATTATAGCGGCCGCCGGAATCTGGGCAGTTTACTATGATGACCAACCTATCAACTTAAAGTCTTCACATTACTTAACAAGTGATGCCGCACCGAAATATAAGAAGACAAGTTTTTCAAATCCTGGACATGCAAGAAATCTTTGCCGAAAATTAAATGCTCAATTTAAAACTGACAAATTTACTGTCGTATTCTTAAATACCGGACGTACCGTGTACCCGGATGAAATTTCCTAAAACCAAAAAAGAAATAACTGAAGCAATCCTTAAGGCCATACCAGATGGAATGGTAACTAATGTCACATTGGACCAGGCTGTTTTTAAAATGTGGTTAACTGGTCGAGGCGGACAAGGACTGAGATTAAGTGATGATGGCTTACAAATGTTTAACTTAACCAAAATTGAATATTATGATTTTGAGTTAGGACTTAATCTTAAGACAATGCATAGACGTAGAATTATTGCACCAGAAGCCTTTGTACAAGAAATAATTAAAAAGATTCAATGTCCTTATTATTTGGGAGTACATAAAATTAGAGGTGAAAAGGGAGAACCTTTTATCAGAGTTTATGATCACAAAACTGCAATGATGATTACAATGTATGGAACCCTAAGAGAATATTTAGATTCTAAAAACATATGATAAACGATAAAAGATGGCAAGATAATTCAGATGGTTGGGTTAAAGCAATGCATGCCAGCAAAGAAAAGAAAGAAGCAAAACTTAGAATCGAAGGCAACTGTAACCATGACGATTTGGAGTGGTGTGACACTTGTGCTTTCGACTTAAATGGTGAACGTGTAGCACAAAAAGGCATAGATTATTAAAAATACAAATTATAAAACGAGGCATAAATAGTCTCTGTAGGAGGGTCCTACATAGTCGTATTTTTTACGCATTTGTCAAATCTATTTTCAGGTGCATTTAAAATACAACCTTGCAATACACACACGGAGACAACATTGAAAACAATCTTTAGCATGAAGCAATACTGTCCTAATTGTGAAACTTTTGGTGAAGTAATGTTATTCGTAACAACTACTTGGATCATGGTTCACTCATTAGGTCAACTAACTTATTAACTAAATTAGTAACAGCAGTTCCTCAGAGACGACTCAAAACTAAAATGCCCATTTCGTAAGATTTGGGCATTTTTTTGTTGACTTTGGGTACCATTTTGTGTATACTATATAAACACTTGACACATATAGGTACACAGAATGACATTTTATCGACACATAATAATTGTTCCTTTACTCGGAATCCTTACAGCATGTGGAGGCGGTGGGGGCGGTGGCACTGATGTTGCAGGTGCTCTTGTATCAGGTAGCGTATCAGGAGGCAACTCTGGCAATGGTAACTCTACAGCAACAGTCTCATTAAACTCAAGCAAGACTAGTATTGTAGCAGGCGATAGTTTTACACTATCATGGTCAAGTTCAAACGCATCATCAT